ATGGGGGGTTTCCAAAACGAGTGAATTTGTGTATTATGTGTATTTTAAACATTTAACCCTAATAGAATATAACCTATATGATACCAACCTTAGTACACTATAAACAAACTGTCTTAGATATGATTGACAAAGATCTAGATCCTAATGATAGACATATTAAAGAATGGACTGATGCTTCAGTTAAACCTAAGAGATTGCTTAGGGACATGGAACGTCAAGGTTATATCAGAGTCACATACGAGTGGCATGGTAAGACTTGTAGACGTAAGCTAATAAAACTAGTAGANANNATAATAGAGTAGTGGAGTGGCTCTCTAATGACCTCCCAAATTTTAAAATATAAATAAAAATAAAAATGAAATCTAAGAAGCATAAAACCAAGAGTCTATCAGATTACTTTGATGCTCATAATGCTGAAGAAGTCGACTTAGAATTAGAACTTAACATGAGTTTTGATCAATTACTCCAAGACATTGAGTCTGGTAAGATCGTATTACCAACACCGACACCTTTACCTGAAAACCCTAATATATAAAGTATGATAATCAAAGTACCAGCATGGGCGATAGGCCTTGAAGACCAAGGAGTTAATGTATTCGTAGCATTTGCATCACGTGTATGTGAGCTTTATGGCTACGATAACCAATATTATATTTCAAGAGATGATGTGTCTCGAATGACTAACAAGATCTCAACAGGTATTGTAGAGTGGTTACGTAGTTTTCAAGAGATGATGTGTCTCGAATGACTAACAAGATCTCAACAGGTATTGTAGAGTGGTTACGTAGTCATCCACAAATAGAAGACAACATGATTATTGGTGATGTCTTAGATACTACTGTTATATTTCAAATCTCTAAACCTGTAGGATACAGAAAGAAACCTAACTATAAACAAGGCCAAGTAGGCTTAGAAGTAGAACTCACAGATGTCAGATACCAAATGGCATGGGTTTATTTACTAGGTTGTCTGAATCATAACATCATCTCAGAGAACTTAAGTAAGTCTACATATAGTAACAATACCTTTGGTATGCAAGCCTTTCAGATTACACGAGAAGCTAGTACATATATTAAACAATGTGATCGCAAAGCTATGCGAGAAAAATATGATGACTTAAATGGCTAGATATAGAAAGGGTGTTATGCTACAGAAGTTTGATAACTATATACATGAGTCTCAAGACTCTAAGGATGAGTGTCAAGATCTTGTCTTTGACATCTACTATGAACGCAATGACTTTGAGTTAGAACTCACATTAGAAGAGATACGAGATGACATCATCAGACTCGAACATACTGAACGGTACGAACGCTGTCAGATGCTAAAAGATATACTAGACAGATTTGAATAACTTTATAACCACACACTACGATCAGATAATACTAATGGCTAAGAAGATATGTAGAGGCTCAGCTGAATCAGAGGATGTTGCACACTTTGCTATTGAATCTTTTATGCATCACGAACGTGGACAAGAACTAGTCGATGCTAAGCGAGGNATGCAATTCCTTAGTGGTATTATGTGGCGTAGCTTTAACAGTTCAACCTCAGAGTATCATTCAATATACAGACAGAAGAATAGAATGCATGAATTAAAAGACTCACACATGCAACAGCCTGATACTCAGTATGATACACACAAAGATCTAGTCATTGGTGCTATTCAAGGTATCTTAGAAGATATGGAAGCAGATCGCACTGATCTTTGGTATCGTGCTACTTTAATGCAAATGTACTTACAGACACCAAACTTCTCAGAGTTAGCACGCAAGACTGGTATACCACGTAACTCAATATCACATGCNGTTGACGAAGCTAGAGACTACATTAAAGAACAACTAAAAATACAAAACATAGATTATGACATTTAACACTTGCTTAACCATCATAGGTATGGCATCATTAACTAACTTAATGCACGCAGCACCTATATACCACAGAGTCTTAGACTACTTTGGTCTAAACTTTAAACCATTCACATGTGTGATGTGTAGTACCTTTTGGTATACATTTGGTTTTACAGTTATTCCATTTGGCTTACAATCTATATTTATAGCTAGCGTAGCAGCTATCTTAGCAGAACTTATAAACATACAAATCCACAAGATATGACACCAGAAGATTACTCATGGTTGTTAGAGAATAGAACTTTACTCTACAACTCAATTAGAATGACGACCGAACAAGGTCACAAGTGCTTTGAGCTCTACAATAAAATAGCACCAACACCAATGAATTACACTACATGTGGTTCATGTGTTAGAACTGTTGTAGGTCTACTAAGACAAGAATTTGAAAAACACACACAAACAATATGATGACTTTTTACGTATACGAAACGGCCAATGGAACTCTAAAACTTAGTGACTCTTATTGTCCACATGTATTAAAGATACATGCTAAAACCCTNTCAGCTGCTAAAGCTGCACTAACTAAATACAAAAAAACTGTATCTAAAGATGGAGAATAATGAAGTAAACAAACCAAAGAAGACTGGATGGAGAGGACCTGTTGGTAGTAATCCTGGTGGTAGACCATTAGGTACTAAAAATAAGAACACTGCTGCTATCAGAACTGCATATCAGAACTTAGTCGAAATGAACTTAGAGAATATGAGTACATGGATTGGTCAAGTGGCACAAGAAGATCCATCTAAAGCTATGGATCTAATGATCAAGTTATCAGAATATGTAATTCCTAAACTAGCTAGAACTGAAGTAACAGGTAAAGACGGTGAGGATCTATTTAAAGATCTTACATTCTCGTTTGGTCCATCAGTAGATGAGAGACTAGATGTCTTAGACATAGAAGAAATAGATGAGTAGACAAGCAATAGGATTTAGACCACACAAAGGTCAACAAAGAGTTATAGATGCCATAGTGAAAGGTACTGAGAAGTACATCACTGTGGTTTCACCGCGTCAGCAAGGTAAGTCTTTGTTGCTTGTTAATCTATTACTCTATTATGGTATTAATGACAAAGGCTGTAAGATTGGTGTGATAGCTCCAATTTACCAACAAGCTCGTAAACTAATGGAAGATCTCTATGAGGCCATCAAAGACTCAGGTATTGTTGAAGCCACTAACTTCTCAAATCATGAGATTAAACTAAAGACTGGTTCTAAGATCTACTTTAGATCATCAGAGCGAGAAGATGGTTTGCGTGGTTACACATTTGATTATCTGTTCTTAGATGAAGCAGCCTATCAAACAGAAGATGCATGGAAACGTGCTATCCAACCAACTGCTCTAGTACATGGTAAGAAAGTAGTCCTATTCTCTACACCTCGTGGTCGTCAATCTTGGTTCTATGAGATGTTTCAAATGGGTCATGATACTAATTATCCTACACATGTCTCAGTTAGAATGGAACAATATGACAATCCTTATATAGACAAAGATGAGATCGCTGCTGCTAAGAGAAGTTTACCTGATGCCATCTTTAGAGCTGAGTACTTAGGTGAATTCCTCGAAGGTGAATCACAAGTCTTTCAGAACTTTAATGCTAATGCATTTGAGAGATTTCCTAAACCTCAAGGTAAGTGTTACATTGGTGTCGATTTAGCACAAACTGGTGACTACACTGTTGCTGTTGTAATAGACGCTACTGGAGCTGTCGTAGAAGTATACCGAGATAACCATAAGGAATGGGAAGATATGTCGACCAAGATCATCCAGTTAGCTCAGAGGTATAACGCAACCTTAATGATAGAGACCAATAGTATGGGAACTGTAGTACTTGAAGGAATTAAGAAGAGATACCAAGATGCACATGGATTTAACACCTCAAATCAAAGTAAGAGAGACATAGTAGAATCACTGATCTTAGGTTTTAATGAAGGCTCAGTTAAGATACCATCTGTTACTCTGTATCCTGAATTACACAGAGAACTTGAAGTCTTTGAGATGACATACAATCCTCAGACTAGATCTGTTAAGTATGCTGCACGTCCACCATTTCATGATGATATTGTTATGGCACTCTGTATCGCCAATTGGAATAGACTACAGAACAAAACTTATGGACAATATGTAGTTAGTGGAGCTAGACCTTCAAAATCTAATTATCTATAATTCAAAACAAACCTAATTTATATTTACTAGTATGGTTAAGATAACTATAGAGAATAAGAAACACGTACTACCTGAAAGACTGACAATCAAACAGTGGAAGCAGTTAGTAAACTTTGATTATAAAGACACTGAACAGTGGCCTAAGATCGTAGCGGTGCTACTTAATGAAGACATAGAAGTACTTAAGAGATGCACATTAGATAGTCTAACATTGGCTATCGCATTCACAGTAGAGTGCATGAATCGCAGAAGAGAATACAGAGTTAGAGACTTTAATGAAATTCTCTTTGGTGAGTTTATAGACTTAGACATCTATATGGTCATGGGAGTAGAGAAACACCTTGATCAAATTGTAGAGATCTTATCTGAAGGTACTGAGTGGGCTGATGAAGCCATGTGGCTTGTAGATCAATATAGTTTATTCAGAGTACACACATACAGACAATACGCAGGACTCTTTGGTATTAACGATAAGTTAGAACAAGATGAAGATGACGAAGACAAGTGGGATTCTAAGAAGATAGCTAAAGGTTGGTACC